TATTAGTAAGTTCAGCTGGTATGATGTTTGGTGGGGACAAAAGTTTAATGTTGCAACAAGCTGAAAAAGTTGTATATTGTGTAACTGATATTTACAATAAGAAAAAATGAATTTTTGTATTGACCTAGGCCACGACAATTACACATTAAAATTTCAAGTACTTGATACGCCAGTTGCTGAACTGTGGATTGAGCGTATGCAGTCGCGGGCAAATTATCCTTTAGACGATCCCGAGAGATTTTATGGCTTTGGTTCACCGGCAGAAGAAGAAACACGTGCTGAACAGTTTATAAATGAATGTATAACAACTATAAACAATTTTGAGCCCATAATTGAACGTGAGTTTACTAATATCCGTGATCAAGATTGTTTAAATTATCTGCATCACATATTTGAAGTGTATCACGGATTGTTAGATCAACAGACACATGAGTTCTGGCAACGTGCGCCCAAGGAAGTACAACAAGCATTGGCAAATTTAAACATAGCCGTACACCGATGCGAAACAGCCAGCAGAGAACCACAACCTAGATTTGTATGCACATGGTATGGATTGCCTAAGACCAAAACTTTAACTCCTGACCTGATCGGTGCGTATGGTGTATTAAAGCCCGAATTTGGTACTGTGTGTTTGAACTACTGCGAAATAGGCAAGACTGCAGAAGACTTAATGCAAGACAACGACCAATATATAGCAGATGATGCGTTCCGTCCATTCCAATATTACTCTGCTGATTTTGTTGTACGAATGTTTAGCGAATCTCGTGACCAAGTTAACGATAAGATGGCTAAGTTAAAAGAATATCATAACAAACATATTGACTTTTTCAGCAGTAGAGGCTATAATAACTTGTACAGTTATGCAATAGCACCGTACCGCTTTCCAGTTGCACAACTCATAAGACCCCGAGACCCGGCACAAATCGTTGCCGACATTGCTGCAAGGCAACACATAAACCAAGTATACTTTGAATGACTACATGCAAGTTAATAATTCGAGATGAAGTAAACGTCAAGCTAGAAGGACTAGAACTCGGCACCCGTAAGAAACTAGTAGACAAATTCAAATACGAAATCCCCGGAGCACGTTATCAGCCAAGTGTGCGATTAGGTCGGTGGGACGGCAAAGTGCCGTTTTTTAATCTTGGGGGCAGTACTTATATCAATTTACTTCCTGACATTATTCCTTTTTTGGACAGTGAAGGCTATGATGTTGAAGTAGAAGACCTGAGAGAGTACACGACTAAGTTTGAGTTTCCGGTTGCAACTGAAGATATGTTTTCGGACTGTACTTGGCCTAAAGGACACCCTCGAGAAGGCGAACCTATTCACTTACGTGACTATCAAGTTCCTATTTTAAACAACTTTTTTGCCAACCCTCAAAGCCTACAGGAAATTGCCACAGGTGCAGGCAAAACAATTATGACCGCGGCCTTAAGCAAGAGTGTAGAAGCATATGGGCGCAGTATTATCATTGTACCCAACAAGAGCTTGGTAACGCAAACCGAAGAAGATTACATTAATTTGGGATTAGATGTAGGTGTTTACTTCGGGGACCGCAAAGAGTTTGGACGTACACACACTATTTGTACTTGGCAAAGTCTTAATAACTTGCTAAAAAATACCAAGAACTACGAAGCTGACATCACAATTGGTGAGTTTATTGAAGGTGTAGTTTGCATTATGGTAGATGAAGTTCATATGGCCAAAGCAGATGCATTAAAGACTTTGCTAACTGGAGTATTTGCTCATGTGCCAATTCGTTGGGGGCTAACAGGAACAATACCCAAAGAAGACTATGCCAAGGTCAGTATATTTTGCAGTCTGGGTCCTGTGGTAGGACAATTAAGTGCTAGCGATCTTCAAGAAGCAGGTCATCTTGCCAATTGTCATGTAAATATAGTACAATTAGTCGACCATGTGGAATACAAAGATTATCAAACAGAACTAAAATACCTACTAGAAACTGACGGGAGATTAGACTACATGAGTAGTTTAATTACTCGTGTAAATGAAACAGGCAACACACTAGTTTTAGTTGATCGTATTGCAACAGGGAAACTATTAGTAGAACGTTTAGGTGAGCGTGCGGTATTTGTAAGTGGATCAACTAAAGCAAAGGACAGAAAAGATGAGTACGATGAGGTTGCGAGTAGCAGTGATAAGATTATTGTGGCGACTTATGGTGTGGCCGCTGTGGGTATTAATATTCCACGTATTTTTAATTTGGTTCTTGTGGAACCCGGAAAGAGCTTTGTTAGGGTTATACAATCAATTGGCCGTGGTATTAGGAAAGCCGAGGACAAAGATTTCGTACAAATTTGGGACATCACGAGTACTTGCAAATTTGCGAAGAGACATTTGACCAGTAGAAAGAAGTTTTACACGGAAGCTAACTATCCGTTTACTATAGAGAAAGCAAATTGGCAATGAGTAAGTTAATAGTATGTGGATGTAGTTTTAGTGCCGATAGTTTAGTTACCCCTGGCACAGGTTACGGACATCAACTAGCAAAGAAATTAGGATGGGATGTACAGGTCCTGGCCCGGCAAGGCTGCAGTAACGGTGGTATCCGTGTGCAAATTGATGAAGTAATTCGTCAACGTCCTACGTTTGCTATCATTGCCCCCACATTTCATGATCGCATGGAAATACCTGCACGGGCTGCTCCTTATGACTGGAGCAAAAATAAAGAAACTGGGTGGAATCCTTTTTTACAACGTTTCTTACAAGACAAAAGTATATTAAACGGGTATGATCCTGCAGCCGGCATAGACAATGTTAACTATAAAACAAATCCCTATCGTATGATATGCGAAACTATTTTTAGTCTGGCAGAAAACTACGAGCATGCTTACCGTTCGGCTAAAATAGACAAAGACACACAAGCAGCCATAAAACAATATATTAATTTCTTATACGATAGTAATTGGAAATTCCAACAAGACGAATGGATAATGCGTGATGGTATTATGCAATTATTTTATAGTGGCATTCCTTTTTTATTGGTAGCAAACAATCTTTGGACCAATCAAACTGTGCGTGCAGCAATACCCGACATAGTGCCGGACCGTTATATGACATTACGGTACGAAGATACTCCGGCCTACGCAACCAACACATGGCCGTTTACAGGAATGGATCCTGGCTATCACGGAGCAGTAGAAAGCCAAACTTACTTGGCAGATACGTATTATAAAGTTATTAGAGAACAATTTGGAATTAAAGAATGACCGACAACACCATAACACAATCCACAGCAGACTTTGACTGGTTTAAACAAAATGGCATATTCATGCCAATGATTAACGATACTGGGCGCAATGTATTTTACAAAACTGCAATTGAATCTGCAGTTGCTGGTAAAGTAGTATGCGATATCGGAACCGGAACAGGATTTTTAAGTGTACTGGCTGCCAAAGCTGGCGCTAAAAAAGTATATGCAGTTGAAGTGGATCCGGGACGTGCGCAGTATGCACAACAAATGATTAGTAAAGTTGGGTTAAGTGATACCATTGAAGTTATAAATGATAATTTTTTAAACACCAACATTACCGCAGACATATATGTGTCTGAAACAATTGGCACACAAATTTTCAATGAAAATATCATTGATATCAGTAATCATGTGCTGGACAAAGGCGGAGTGTTTATCCCAAGTACCTTTGAAATTACTGCTAAGGTATATTTAAATCATCCTATATTCCCAGTGGTACAATCAAATTCAGAAGCATTTGAATTTCAGCCCGACATAGAAATTGATCCGACATTTGAGACTGAAATAAATTCACAATTTCAAGCACAACACGATTTATCAAACACATTGTATCGTGCAAACACTATTAATAATTTCTTTACTGCACTAAAAAGCATGACTGATATTAAACTAGAAGAAGTGTACGAAACTGCTCCGTTGATAGTAGATTTAAATAAAAAAATTGATGTTAGCCAGTTAAAGATTACAATTCCCGAAAGTGTAATGACCGCTGCCGGGAGAGATATTTGTGTTGTGTTATTCTGGACTGCAAAATACAACAACATTAGTATGGTATCAACTGATTGTTGGTGGGGTCATATGTCGAAGATTATCTTGCCCAGAGCAAAAAAAGCAGGAGTTGACATTACTACATGGTATGACCCCACTATCAGTGACTGGAGATTTTCTTTTTGAAAGCAGTTACCTTAGTAGCACACCCAGACGACTGCGTAATCTTTGCTTGGCCTTTTATGGAAGCACATCCGGAGCTAGATTGGTCAATAGTCTATATGACTTATAGTGCATGGCAACCTAGAGCACAAGAAATGAAATTGTATTGGTCTCGTAGAAATGTACCAACTACATTTTTAGGGTACAGAGATGAATGGTTATATGTGCAAAAAGGTGAACTTGGATTTGACAGTGAACGAGCTGCAAAAGATATTGCAGAACAAGTTGGTAATTTTGATTTAATCTTAACTCATTACGAGGACGGCGATTACGGGCACTTGCATCATAAATTTGTTAACCAATCTGTCCAACAAAACGACATACCTAAGGTTTACTTTGCTAGTACATTTAATTATAATACAAAATACTTAGTAAAGGAAACTGTAGCATTAAACGAATTACCAATACATAGAGAAGCAGTTGAATGCTTTCAATATAGAGATACTGGGCTATACATTGTCACAGACTCAGCAAAACAATTATTAAACAAATGAGAATTTTAACACTAGACAATACCGCTTATGCGATGAACGAAATACCAAACGAAATCGACGAAATTAGATTTTGTGTACTTGACAACAGTGATCCTAAAGATCCCGATTACTTTTTTATTCCACTAATCTTTTTGGAATCATTTAATAGTCCTGCATTGGTATTACGCATTGGGGAAAATACTGTACGGATGCCAGTGGATTGGCAACTGTTAATTGGCGAACCCGACTTTGGCGACCTCGAAGTGGTTCCGTTGACTAGTATTAATGATCGTGGATTTAACGTGTTTACCTTTAATCCCATGAAAAGTTTTAGACCTAAATTTGAGCCAGTGGAAATTGTAGACATTTATCAAGATGTTAAATGGTATTTTCCAAAATTAAAGCCCGGGCAATTGTTGGCAGTTCCGCTAACAGAAGGCAGTGAACCTATGTGTGCGTATTTTATTAAAGATATAAGCAGACAAAGCGAAGTAATTGATTACAGTAAAGTTTGGTAATGACAAAGATATACGAATCTCCGGATGGCGGCCGTACTGTGTACGAACGAGATATCGGTTGTACTAGTCGCACAGTATCACGAGAAGATACTAGTTTAATTTCCCAAATGCGAGAAGACCAACTTTGGGGCGATATACGTCGGCGAGCTCGAACTCATCCTGGTTTACAAGCCGAGCTTGAACGTGTTATAATGTTTTATAATTTAATTAAACATGACAATAGATAAACTCAGCATTGGCAACGAAATGTTGCAATTTGATCGCAAGAACAAAAACTTTTATGATGATCTCTCAGAAGAGGAAAAGAAAAAGTTTAGCCCTTACATTATGATTCGGTGGGGGTCCAGTGTAGAAGGCAGTGCAGATCTGCAGGCTTATTATCTAATGAGTACCAATGAACGATTGAACAAAAATTTCTTTGATATAAACACTAGTAAGCATAAAAAGTTTCAATGGCTAATGGCAACAACAGTTAGCCCCGACATGGGAAAACAATATCACAAATGGATTGCGCCAAAGAAAAAAGAAAGTAACAGCAAAGCAGTTAAATTCTTACGTGAAGTATATCCACATGCACGTGATGACGAAATAGAACTACTTGCTGAATTAAACACAACCGCAGATTTAAAACAACATGCAAAGATGATGGGTTGGGATGACAAACGAATTAAATCAGACTTATAAGTGCCGTTATTGTGCCAAAGACTTCCGTAAAGAATCTACACTCACTGCACATTTGTGTGAACAAAAACGTCGTTGGCAACAGGAAAAAGATACCGGAGTACAATTAGGACTTAGAGCCTATTTGCGATTTTACGAAGTAACACAAGGATCGGCAAAGTTAAAATCGTATGAGGATTTTGTTAATAGTCCATACTATGGTGCTTTTGTTAAATATGGCAGATATCTAGTAGGTATAAGGGCTATTAATCCCACTAGTTTTACAGACTGGTTATTAAAAAACAATAAGAAGTTAGACTATTGGTGTAAAGATAGATTATATGAAGAATGGATGTATGAGTATCTTCGCCGCGAAGCAGTACAGGATGCTCTTGAACGTGCACTAAAAGAAATGCAAGAATATGCGGACACACATCCTGAACTTCGAAATGGGTTTGTGGAATATTTTAAATTTGGAAACACAAATCGCATTATACATCATATTGTTGCCGGTCGCATAAGTCCTTGGATTCTTTATAACTGCGCCACTGGTGTAGAATTTTTAGAATCATTAAATGAAGA